AAGACGATTCCGGCGTTGAAGGCTGAGCGCAAGACGCTGCTGCAAGCCATGATGCTGATGGTTGGCCTCTGGAACGAAAACCGCGAGGCCGCCCTCGTGGCAGATCGCGCCGCGGTGGCGGAACTTCCATTCTATCAGGCGCTGATCGCGCCGCACGTGTTGAGCTGGTTCTGATGGTTGCGCGTACGACAATCGGGCAAATGCGCGAACGGGTATGCTTTCTAAAGCGTGCGTCAACGGCGGGTGATGGCGCAGGAAATTACGGTGGTGAATGGACGCCAGTACTCGACCAGAACGAAAGGCCTTATGAGTGCGCGGCCAGGATCATGCCGAAGTTGGGTGGTGAGGAAGTGACGGCCGCGCGCTTACAAGGTGTACAGCCGATGGTGATCACGGTGCGTGGGTCATCGGTAGTCAAGTCGATCACGCCTCAGCACGCCCTCGAAGATGTACGCCGCGGCATTCGGTACAACATCAAATCGATATCGAACCCAGACGAGCGCGGCATCCTGTACGAAATGGTGGCCGTGTCCGGCAAAGCCCTCTGATATCGATTCTGGTGATGGACCATGAAACAGACACCGACATCTGCGGTGCGCGGCAGCACTGTGCGATTTGTGCAGCAGTTTCGCGATGCAGATGGAAATCTGTACGCCCCCTCTCAGGCGGTGCTGACAATCATCTACACGATCGCGCCAGGCGTTTCCAAAACGCATGATTTTGTCATGGATTTCGATGAAGCCACGCAAGAATGGGTCACGCTCTGGGATACCCGCGGGGCTTATGCCGGGCTTGTGAGTTGGAGCATTTCTGCGCCGAATAATGAGCCGCCAGGTGATCGCTATGATGGAACGATCCATCTGATCGCCAATCCCGCAAATGTGCAGGCTGAGGTCGATACGCCGGACGTTCCTCCGGTCATCACTACTGATCTTACCAACCCCAACAACACCGGAACCGCTTCGATGCTGGGAGTATTTTGATGGCCGCGATCGACCAAATTGTTAAGGTGTTCCGAGACTTCGAGGGGCCGTTTTCGGCTCGTTTTCGGAAGGACTCCAACAATTATGTGGCGCCCGAGCATCACATTGCGGGGGATGATGGTGCGCCTGTAATTGGCGCATCTTCTGACACCGCATGGGATGGTTCGGTATCATCGCCGTCTTTAATCTCCATTTTAAAGGCTGTGGCGTCGAAATTGCTCGGCACCGTGGCTGTATCCGGCCCGCTTACGGATGCCGAGCTTCGTGCGTCTGCCGTACCGGTTTCTCTTGCCTCTGTCCCTCTGGCGAGCGGTGCAGCTTCGAGCGCAAAGCAGGATGCCATCCTGACTACACTTGCTGCTGTTGCTACGGCTGCCAAACAGGATGCTCTGCTTTCCTCAAATCACAACGATTTAGCGGCAATTTTTAACGCCCTGGTCGGAACGCTGACGGTCAGTGCTCAAACGCTTCCGCTTCCTTCAGGGGCTGCTACAAGTGCGAAACAGGATGTAATTGTAACCGCGTTAGGTTCGCTGGCAACGTCTGCGAAGCAAGACGCGTTGGCCACAGCCAATCACGCCGACTTGGTGGCCATTTTGGGTAGGCTATCGACGGATCCAGCAACTCAAACAACACTCGCGGAAATCTTGGCGGTATTGAGCGGGATAACTGGTTTGTTGGATGCTGGTGCAACTGCTGTTTCAGCAACTTTGGCGTCCCAAAATTCTGCAACGGATTGGTTCTCACCGCCGATCGTTGGTCGAAACTTTTTTATCAACCTTGTTCCGCATGCAACTCAAGGATTTGCTGGCACGCTTGTGCTCGAAGTGCAGTTTTCAGGCGATGCAAATATTTATGTGCTTGACTCCGGGACTGGCTCACAGCTCGGAAAATTGAGTGGTCCATTCGCTTCTGGCATCAACCCGTCTTTTGCCTGGAATTGTACAAAGGCCGTGACCGCCTTCCGTCTGCGCTGCTCGTCCTATATGTCGGGTTCGATCGGCGCCAAGCTGACCCAATAATCTGAGAAAAGTGAGGATCGGCCGATGACTGATCAGGTCGTGATGCAGATTGCAGGCGCTGCTCTTAGCCATGCATCTTTTGCAGGTGTTTCCTTTAGTAGTTCGATATTGTTCGATGTCGACCGCATTATGCCACGGCAACAGGTAACGTCGGGCATCGCATTTACACCGAGTGAAGTCTCTGCTGTGGCTGGAATGCAATGCCTAGCAAGCCTAGTCGCGGACGGGGTAAATATTCCAACATTCACAGGCTTCAAAGAAGCGGGATGGAGCGCGGGCTATCTCAACACCGCTGGGATCGTCAACAACATCGAGTTCCTTTTCGACGGGCTCGATTACCTCTTTGCGGTGCTTCAAAATGTGAACCCGGTGACTGCTCCTGTCTGTTCACAGATCACGGCAGCGGCGACCGGCACCACCGTAGTGCTCGGCTATTCGAAATCGCTGTCCGGCAGCTCTGTGCCGCCGACCTCAGCCTTTGCGATCATCAATTCGGCAGGCGCTCAGAACGTGACAGGTGTCGCCGTGTCGGGCACCGGCGTTACTCTCACCACGGATCGCGTGATCGGCTCTACCGACACAATCACGGTGTCTTATATCCCGCCGCCAAGCAGCGGCATCAAAAGCACCGATGGTGAATTCGCCGGCGCCTTGACCAACTTCGCCACTACCGTCACGGGCGGCCCGCCGGTCAATACCGTGGCTCCGGCGCTGTCTTCGACCACACCGGTGGTTGGGATCGCGTTATCGGTCTCGAACGGTACTTGGACCAATAGCCCGACCAGCTACGGCTACCAGTGGAAATGGGCTGATACCGGTGCCGCCATTTCGGGTGCCACATCGGCCTCATATACACCTGTTACCGGTGATATCAGTCACACGCTGAAGTGCGATGTCACGGCGACGAACGCTTCTGGCTCGGCCACGACGTCGTCGAACACTTCCAGCGCGGTCGCGGCGGCTCCGGCCAATACCAATATTCGCCTAACTATAGTCAATGGTCTTTCCGAAACTGTTGACGGATCGGGTTACGATTACGGTCCGGCAGCGGACAGTTCGAGCAACACGTTTACGACCAATTTGTCCGGCGTCACGTCGACCAAACTTGCATCTGGTTCTGACGGCTATGCCGGGGCAACATTCACCGGTTACAGCGCCAGCGTGGATGGCCTGATCGTTGGGTTCAAAGCCACGCAAGCCACCGGGACTTACGTCACCGTAAATTACGGCATCTACTGCACGTCCGGGACCAGCCATTACGTCATCATCAATAATGGTACCGGTGGCGTCGCGCCGACCACAAACATCACGCCCGCCGCAAATGACATCGTGCGCATGCATCGTGTGGGCACGACCATCACAGCCGAAGTGTCGAAAGACAGTGGCTCTACCTGGACTGTGGCCTACACCTGGACCAGTGTGTCTGCGGCCGATCTCTACGGCTACTTCGACACCAACAAGCCACGAGGGATCAAGCTGCCGTTCACGAACGGGTTTGCCTGATGATCAGGCGTCCGCAAATCCAGAAGATGTCATCATCTGTTAATTTTATCCTCGACGGAAATTCCTTGGGGTTTGGCCTGGGAGCGACCGGAGGGCAAAACCTTTCCGCGCAGATTGTCGGACTGCCGCCGGTCTTCGGATCTGGCGCTACCATGTCAAACGTCTGTGTATCTGGCCAAACTTGGAGGAATATGAATGGCCTGGATGGTGGCTCATCAGCTGATGTCGACGCAGCTTTTGTGAACGGGAAGTACAACTTACTCTTTGCGTGGGAGACGACGAACGCGGTCTTCAATACCGGGCGGACTGCGGCGCAAGTTATACAAGATGCAAATGATTACATTGCTGCGCGTCTTGCCGCCCATCCAACGTTGAAGATTATCATGCTGCGGACCCTACCGCGTCAGGTCGGCCCGGTGGTCACTGATCTTGCCTCACGGATCGAGCGCAACCAGACCAATGATGCGGTGGACGCTTACTTCGCCGCGAATTACCGCGCATGCGGGCTCAGCGCGTTTGTCGATATCCGACGGTCAGGCTCGCCCTGGGCGTTCACGGATTACACGGACGCTTCCTTCGCTGCGAACGACAGCCTTTGGTATGAGGCCGCGGGCGGCCGGGTGCATCTCGTGAATGCGGGCTATGCGATTGTGGCTGGGTGGTGCGCCGAGATCATTCGGCGGTTGCCTAGCCGCTGATATGGCAAAGATCGCGGGGCGTGAGGCGACAAAGAAACGGCTCGTCGCGATACCAAAGATGGTTCGTGCCGAGCTCAAGGCAGAAATGCCGCGTTGGGCTGGCGCTGTCGTCAATGCCCAGCGGTCGCGAGTTCGCATCGAAGCACCACCTGGAGCTCATGCGAAGGGGAGCCGTAAGGTTCCAGCACATACCGCCGGCACAGCAAAGCGCGCCATCCGATGGGATTGGAGTAAGCGCGGTCTCATGATTCGTATGACCGGTATTGTGAATACCAAAGACATCGAGAACATGGGCTTGTGGCTTGAGCGCGGTACGCGGCCGGGCGTCAAAGGCACGAACTACAAATACATCGGGTTCCGTAGTCGCCGAAAGAAGGGGTATCGGCGTGATCCAAACGGAAAATGGATCACGGCTCCCGAAAAGTATGTGATGAGTTACGCCCGGAAGGTGTATCGCACGCATCCTGGGACAAAGCCGTATCCCTTCTATTTTGATCCTTGGAGAGCACTGAAGCCGCGCATTCGTGAGGGCATGATTGCGGCCTGGCGGCGCGGCCTCGCCAAATCACAGCGCGATCTTGCCATTGAAAAATGGCTCTCCGATCTCTCCGAAACTGGAAGCTAAGGGGCCGCTGATGACCGCGATTGCTGCCGACGTTGAGCTGCAGAAGGCTGTCTTTTCCGTTCTGGTAGGGGATGCTCAGGTATCGGCAGCGCTGGGAAGGATTGAGATCGATGGCGCGCCGCAAGTGGCGCTGTTCGACCTCGTGCCGCAGGAGGTCATTGGGGCCTTCCAAGCCGGACAGGGCATTACTTATGCCGCGTTCGGCGAAAGCGAATTCGCTGTGACGCCTTTCGATTCTGACGGCGATGATCCTGACGAGGAAGAGCCAGAAGAGAATGAGCACATTTTATATGTGCGCGTATATTCGCAGGCGGTCGGTCTTATCGAGGTCAAAGGCATCGTTGGCTTGATGCATGATGCCATCAAGGCGGCTTGGAAAGCCGGCCGGATTGAACTGCCTCACTACCAAGTAAAATTGCTCGATCCGCAGGGCGGCAAGTTTGGACGCCTTGATGACGGATTTACCGGAACTGGCACGCTGACGCTGCGCGCCCTCATCAGCCCAAAGTAAAGGAACCAATCCATGTCACAGCCAGTAGCCTCCAAATTCTCGGAATTGATCATCAAAATCGGTGACGGTGCCAGCCCTGAAACCTTCACGAAGGTCGGCATCGCGATGGTGTCGCGCTCCTGGAACCAGACGGGACAGACCGTTTCCCGCACCACACCGGATGAAGACAACGAAGACCTGGTCGTTTACGAGGACAAAGAGCCCTCAACTCGTTCTGCGGCTGCGTCCGGAAAAGGCAAGATTGACAAGTCCAAGGTTGCGGCTTTGCAGGCCAAGCTGATGGTCAAAGGCAACTATGAGATCGTGGAGACGGGTGTTGGTACGTGGATGGGGCCGTTCATCTTGACCCAATTCAATCGCACGGGTGAGCGCGCCAACACCTGGGATTGCGACATTACGTTGGAGGCATCTGGCGCACTCATCTTCACGCCGTCTGGGTCCTAATGACGGCGATTGCATTCGACGGCACCGGGGCGCTTACGGCGCCTTGGGCCGGCGAACAGCGATACTTCAGGCTGACGATCGGCGCGCTGCGGGAGCTCGATGTACTCCTCTGTGAGCCATTCACACTCGTTGTCGAGCGAATAGTCCAGGGCGGGGCCCGCTTCCACGACATCCGGCATATCTTCTACCATGGCCTGGTCGGTGGCGGGATGGACCGCAGTGCAGCGCACGCGCTGTGCTGCAAAGAGATCGATGCTGCGCCCCTCTATATGCTTCTGCCGCTAGCCGACATGGCGGCTGTGATCCTCACCGCGGGCATGAGCTCTGGTCCGCGCTCGGCCGACAGCGATGAAGAGTTGCCGGTAGCGACGGGTGAGCCGAAGCGTATCGGCTTCGACACCATTCTGCGGTTTGCAGGTGCGATCGGCATTCCAGTCCCTGTCTTGAACGAGATGTCGATCTGGGAGTTCGAGCAGCAGTTGGATGGCTGGATCAAGGCAAACGGCGTGGAACAAAAAGCAGAACCGCCAGAACCGAGTGAAGAGCGCTTCGACGAGGTAATGAGGGACTGATGTCAGATAACCTCATCCTGATGCTGGATGCGCGCCTGGATAAGCTCGATCAGAATATGAGCAAGGCTGCGCTCCTGCTGGATCAGCGCTTGGCGCATATGGAGAAGCGGGCCTCTGAATCCGAAAAGAAGATGGGAGAAACTTGGAAGCGCGCTGGAGAGGTGTTTGTCGGCGCGCTATCGGTTGAGGCCATCAACCGCTTTGTCGAAAAATCGATGGAGCGTGTGGATTCTATAAAGCGTGAGGCCCAGGTTTGGGGGATGGCAACGGAAAGTGTCCAGGCTTTCCAGATCATTGCCGATAAGGCCGATACACCGCTCGATGCCTTGAGTGCGGGTATGTCAAAATTCGCAGCTGGTTTGGGCGAGGCAAAGGCTGGCGGCGGAGAGTTGAAGAAAATCCTCGATCAGCTCCTTGGGCCGAACTCGTACAAGAATTCTTCGATCGAGGAGACGTTCTACCGGCTGATCGATATTGCCAACAAATTGCCAGCGGCGCAGCGCGATCTTGTCTTGAAATCTGCTTTCGGCAAGGGCTTCGCGCCTATGACCGGTTTTGTCGGTATGGGGTCCGCCCAAATCAAAAGTCAGATGGCGGAGCTTAAGGCGTCCGGGGCGATCAATAGTGAGGAAGAGCTCGAGAAGATCAAAAAGCTTGATGATGCCTGGAAGGATGTGAAGGCGCGTTTGAGCGCGGGCGGTATTACGGTTCTTTCCGGCGCATCCGAAGCCGTCAGCCGTATGACGGGGGATTTCAAGGATCCAGCGTTTCAGACGGCACTCAAGCATTTTGGCGAATTCATCGGCTTGCTGGCTTCGTTCATGGCCAAGTACGCCGACAAATTGCCTTTACTCGCTGCAGCAGCCTTCGGTGCCAAAATTCCTGGTCCGCCATTGGTCAAGCTGCTTGGCGCGGCCGGCGCCGCTGGGTTTGCTTACACCCAGCTCAATCAGCCGGAACCGACGCTGTCTGAGCTGGAACGTAACGACAGAGTTGCGAAGGCCAATCTTGATGATCTGAGAAAGGCATGGGACCCCAAAAAAGGGGTGATGCGCGATGTCGATTGGCTTGGTGGCGGGCAGCAAAAGGTCGCGGCGGCTGAGCAAGCCTATAATGAGGCTCATGCGGCGCTCGAAGAACGCAGGAAGGCGATCGCAGCGGCGGCCTGGGCTGGCGCTCACCCTGAGAATGGTGAGCCGAAGGGCAAGCCGCCTAATCTGAATATGGGTTCGCCTGATCAGCGCAGCTTTGCGCGCAAGGCTCTGGACGAAGCACTCGAAACAGGCCGTACGCGGCTCGCCAAGATAAGCTCTGAAGCGGCTAACAAAGGGATGAGCCCAGGGACGCAGTCTGGGGCGCTGTATGTTAGCGAGGCCCTGGAAGGTGTCTACAAGTCCGTTTCCAAGGCAGCGCTTGAAAAGGGTGAGAGTGAGGCAAAGGCTGCTAAGCAGGCTGATCTTGCGGTGAAGGCTGCGGAATCCCAGGTCCGTGCTATGGGGGCGCTGATTGCAAAGGCGGCGGAGGTCAATGCGCTATCCGCGTTTAACGAAGAAGCTGCAAAATCTGCAGAGAGCGAGATTGCTCGGTTTCGCGAAGAGGCGGAGGCCGTTGGCAAGACGGCTGGAGCCATCGCTGAATATGAATATGTGCAAGGGGCGCTTAATACTGCGATTGAGCGGCACATAACCCTGGGAGAGGCGGATATCGCAGCCATCCGCGAGCGTGGCCGTATGATCGGTGCAGCGGCGCAGGTCTCGCATGACGCGGTCGAGGCGGCGCAGCGCGAGGTGGAGGTGACCGACTCTTTGCGCAGCGGCCTATCGCAGATGGCGATGTCCGGAATGCAGGGTTTCGCTTCCTTAAAATCGTCGGCTGCGGATTTTCTGCAAATGCTGGCGCGCATGGTGCTTCAGGTTGGGGTCCTTGATCCACTGATGAAAACCATGTTCGGCGAAAAGGGCACAAGCGGAGGCGGATTTCTGGGGCCGGTTATCAAGGGAGTGTTTGGAGCAATCCCAAAATACGATACCGGCGTCTCGTATCATCCTGGTGGGGCCGCGATCGTTCACCGGGATGAACTCGTGGACCTGCCTCGTGGAACGCGCGTGTTCACCAAGACAGCAACCGGCGCAATGCTGAATGCGGCGGCCAATGGGGTATCGCGTACTCCGGCCATGCAGGTCGATGGATCGTCGAATATCGTGGTGCAGGGTAATGCCGATAACCAGGCCATAGCGGCAATGCAGGCGATGCTGGAAGAGCATCGCCGTGCGCTTCCCACTACGATCCGGCGGGTGATGATAGCCGACAAAGCGAACTTCGCCGGGGTATATTCGGACTAAGCGATGACTATAACGTTTCCCCGCAATCTTCCCACTGTGAAGCTTAAATGCGACGAATGCGATTACACCGTCATTGGCCAAGAGGCTGCGACGCTGGGTGGCCAAGACACAGTGATGGAAACGGCTGTCCCCGTCTGGTTTGCGAAGTATTCCACACCTTTGCTGCGCGGTGCCGATCTGCGCGCCATGGAGGCATGGTTATCGTCGATAAAAAGCCCCCCGCAGTATTTCTGGGCACGTGATACACGAGCGCGGTACCCGAGGGCATATCAGGGTGGCTTCGGATCCATGCTGCGCCCTAACGGTACCGCGTTCGATGGCACTTGTGTTCTATCGTCTGTAGGTATCGACAGCGTAAGTCTTGGCCTGTCGTCACTTCCCGCTGGCTTCATCCTTGGTGAAGGTGATCTTTTGTCCTTTTCTTGGGATGGCGGACGGCAGGCCTTTCATCGCATCATTTCGCCGGCGGCATCGGCTAATACCTCGGGGCTCCTGACGGTGGAGGTGCGGCCTTTGCTACGCAGTGGCTATAGTTCCGGAGTTACTGTTCGGCTCGACAAGCCTGTGTTCAAGGCGAAGCTGGTGATGAATAGCGATCGCCGCTCCCGCAATGACTCGGGCTTTTGCACCTTTTCTTTTGAAGCGCGGCAGGTTTTGACCCAGTGAGCTACTTCGATTCATCGACGCTCGCAGCCATCCAATCTGGCCGCCTGATCGCGCGCAAATTCGTCTATGCGGAATTCCAAGAGGGCACGCTCGGTTGGTGGAATGATGCGGGAGACATCACCGTCAACGGTATCGACTATGCCGGTGATTGTGCTATTGGCCCGATTTCTGGTCTTGCCGGGCTGAGTGATCTATCTATGGCCAGTGTATCGGTCTCGCTTTCGATGGTCGATCCGCAGTTGCGCGATGCCTTTGCCATTCGTACCTGGCATTTGCGGCCTATGACCATACAGATTCTGCTTTTCGATCCCACCATGAGAACGGCCTACGCGACGCCGCTGCAGCGCTACCGCGCCATGATGGACAAAGTTTCGTATCCGCAATCAACCAGCGATAAAGCTGAGATCACCGTCAAGCTTGCTGATTTCTTGTCCCGCGGACTGCGCAGTCCGGCGGCCTTTCGCACGGATGGCGATCAACGCATGCGGCTGGCTACCGATTCCTCGTTTCGTTATGTGTCGACGGTAGACCGGCCTGTCGACGTTGTTTGGGGCACGCGGCAGCCGAAGTATGGCAATGCTGTCGTTCGCGGCCTGACGCCTACAAAGGTCTGATCATGCGACATCCTGATTGGCAAAACCGTCTGTTGCAGGCGGTCGAAGAGGCTCGTCCGCTGCCACACCGCTGGGGTCAAAATGATTGCGGGCTCTTCGCGCTGATGCGCTGTTTCGAGGCAGTTACCGGTGAGCGCAGTCCGATCGCCGATCTGGCGGGCACATATTTCGACGAAGACACTGCGCAAACCCTATTGCGCGAGCTTGGGGTGGAGGATGTGGAAGGATTGGCTGCATTGCACCTTCCTCGTCATGAGGGTCCGCAACTCGCCAGGCGCGGCGATATCGGTGTGGTGCAATGGACTGGCGGAAAAACGCTCGTAGTGGTCTTGGGGCCGGTGTGTGCCGCACCGGGTGATGTGTGCCTGTCATTCCTTAAGCGATCGCATCTGATCGCTTCGTTCATGGTGGGATAAATGCCGCCCATCCTTGCCGCAATTCCCGCCATCATGGAGGTGGCGGCTGATGTCGTCTATGCCGGCGCCACTGCGATCGGGATCGGATCATCGACAGCGCTGGCCTTATCTGAGGGCATCGTTTATGGCGCGGTCGGTATGGGTCTTTCGGCGTTGTCCGCAGGTCTGCGGGGAACCGCGGCCGGCATCCAAACGCGCATGGCCACAAATCCGGTCGAAGCGCGGCGACTTCTGCTTGGCAAGGTGTGGACGGCCGGATCGTCGATGGGGCAGCCCATCACCTATGATGCTTCCAACAAGAAGTGCTTCATGCTCATCGCTATCGCCGATCATCCGTGCGATGCGATCGAACAAGTCTATGTCGATGGTTATCCCGCTCAGCTCGGTTCCTACGAGAACGGCAAGGGATATCAGATCAAATATACGGTCGATCCCATTACAGGCCATAAGGTCAAGAATTTCGAGGTAGGACAACCCAAGTTCTACATCGAATTCCATATGGGCGGCGACGGTCAGGCGGCCGATAGCTGGATGGTGTCCGATCTTGGGCCCTTGGGGAGATGGGACGCCGCCGCGGTATGTCAGAATGTCTGCTATGCCCGCATCTACTGCTATTACGACAGTGATATCTTCTCGGGATTTCCGACCTTCAACTTCGTTGTCCGTGGCATTCCTCTTTATGACCCCACTAAAGATTCGTCAGTAGGTGGTTCTGGCGCACATCGTTGGGGTAATCCGTCGACCTATGAATGGAGCGGGAACTTCGCCGTGATGGCCTACAATCTGTCTCGGGGCATCTATGTCGGCGGCAATGAGTTTTACGGTGCGTTTTATAGCGGTGATGATGTCCCCCTCGATTTTGCCATGGCCGCGATACAAGACTGCGATGAAGCCGTATCGCTGAAATCAGGCAGCACAGAGCCGCGCTATCATGGCGGCTTTGAAATTGAGGTGACACGCCCTGTTCGCGATGCTCTCAAGACCTGCCAAGAGGGCATGGCGGGCCGGATCTGCACCGACCAAGGCCAGCTTTTGATCTATGCCGGCGTCGCACAAACACCGATATTCACGTTCACAGACGATGACATGATCATCGGAGGGATGCAGTCATACGATCCCTTTGCGGCGCTCAATGAAACCAAGAACATCATTACGGGTAAGTTCACGGATGCTTCCCAGATGTTCGCTACCGTCGACGCACCACCGCGGCGATCCGCGGACGACATAACCGCAGATGCATCTATTCCGCTTGTCGACGCCTTGAATCGTCCGCAAATTCAGTCCGGCCCAACCATGCAGCGTGTCATGGAGATCGAGCGCAAGAGGGGGCGTTCTCCCGGTGTTGCCGTCCGGACATTCGGGCTTTCGGCGTTGAATGCCCGGGTTGGCCAATGGGTGGCCGGACAGTCTGCGCGCTGGCAGGGTACAAAATGGTTTGAGATTTTGCGTTCGGAGCCTGTCATTGAGGATGGGCGGCCACCGTCCGTGGTCATGACGCTTCGTGAAGCGAACGCCACACTTGAGGCGTGGGTGCCGGCTAATGATGAGCTGTCTGGTTATACGGTCTGGCTCCCATCTGGTGATCCGCCTGATCCACTGAAAGCGACGGGCATAACAGCCGCGCCATTGTCTGATCAGGGCGACGATGGATCGTCTAGCCCTGGGTTTTCGGTTACCTATAGCGGCGGTGATGATCCAACGGCTTCCTATGTGGTGCTGCGGTGGCGGCTGCCTGGAAGCAATGTCATCCATTATGTGACCTCCAGTGATTTGAGCAGCGGCACGATCGCTGTAAGGGGGCTCGCAGGCGATACGACCTACGAATATTCCATTCTGATTTCCGGAATTTTGGGGCGCGATGCGGCGTGGTCTGATTGGTATACGGTCACCACACCGGCGGCGGTGCTGCCAAATGGATCTGTGACGGTGGCATCCCTCGCTGGGGATGTTAGCACTGCGATCTCGACGGCAAGCCAGAATGTGCAGGCGCTTACGGCGGCGCTTACCGCAGCGGTGCAGCAATTGGTTGCGGCGGACGCCGGGAACGCGGCCGATATTCAGCAGGTATCGACGGCGCTGACATCGCAGACGGGTAGTCTGCAAGCCGATTATCTTGCACGCTTCGGTACGGTCACTACTACGCTGGCAGCCTACGCCTATGCGGTGCAGGCGGTACAGGCGATGTTCGGAAACGATTATTCTGCCGCTCTGTTGCGCATGGAGGTGCAGACACCGCCCGCGGGATATCTTGCGAAGATATCCCTATCGGCTTCGGCCAGCGTTGCTGGCGCCACCGGCCTTGGCGGTATCGTTATTCTGCTGAAGGATGTTGGCGGGACCATCCAATCCACCATTGCTCTGATTGCGGATCAAACAGAGTTCCTGCTTCCAGACGGAACGCTGGTTGGGCTGATAACGGCAGGTGGGTGGATTGTAGGGGATCGTATTCAAAAGGGCTCTATCTCGACTGGGAGAGTGTATTCTCTCGGCGATGGCATCACGACGAAGGGTGCGGAAGATTCGACTTCTGCACCTCCGGATGGGACAGAGGTTGCCATTGGGTCCGGGGCCAGCGTCCCATATTATGATAACGACGTGTTTTTGGCGACCGGCATCGCCGGGTACGAGACTGATCCCACTGCAAGCCTGGTGGAAGTTGAGGCGCGCTTTGTCTTCCGCGTTCAGACTGGTGCTGGAACAGCCACAAAGGCCGGTATCGAATACTACACTTCCGGATCGTGGGTGTTCCTCCCAGATTCTGATGATGTGGTCTACACGAGCAATACGAACTCGCTGGCTTCGTTGATGCCAAAGGCGCCGCTTCCGGCAGGGACGCAGTATTGGCGACCGCGCATCTACAACACGACGGGAAACACGATTTGGATGCGCAGAATGCGGGCGTATGAGACGAAGCTGGTGAAATAAGAATGACCGGATTTGTAATTCCCAGCGGTTCCACGATTTCGGTTTCGTCGGGCTCCAAAGATATCATCGTGGCAGGTGCGGACTGGAACCTGCTTGGTATCACGGCCAATGCCACGCTGCGCTTGCTTGGCCGCAACGTGACGATTGCATCGGTGCCGTCGAGCGGAAACCCTCAGCTGGCACAGAACTGGCCTGACGGCAACGTTTCGGGCGCTGCTTACGAGGTCTATCCCGACCTGGACGCCTATACATTCTCAGTTGATTCAAAGCAGTTCCAGGCCTTCGCGCGGGCGATGCTCACCTCTGGCCGGTACGCCGATTCCACCGGTATGGTTCTCAGTCCGGATTGCTTTACTGGCATCTATGCGCTCGCGACCGGCGCTGTGACCCCTCCAACATTACCGATGCAATATGATGCCTATATTCTCGGCGCATCGCCGACCGGGGTGTGGACAGGGAAGGGCGGCCAGATCGCAGTCTTCTGGACCGGGGCGTGGCGTTTCTTCACGCCCACAAATGGCTTGATCGTCACAGTCGATAATCCGCGGGCGATGATTGTCTATTCCAATGGTGTGTGGACATCGATCGGCGGCGGCGTGGCGGTGTCTCCGGAAATGTTCGGCAATCCGCAGACCGCCGCGGCCACCCAGGCGGCGGTTGATTTCTGCAAAGCCAAAGGCGGCGGCGTTGTAGAATTCAATCCAGCTACCTCTTATCGGTGGGACAGCGGCATTACGGTCGATGCTGGATATGTGGCCATCCGAGGCAATGGTTCGGTGATCGATTGCTCGCATATGACATCGGGCTATGCGCTGACCGTCACGTCGAGCCTGAACCTGGCAAGCGATGGATTGCGCCAGGACGCTCACTACATCGAAGGGCTGGTGCTGAGCGGCCCTGGTTCATCTTCAACAGTTTATGGCATCGCTTTTGTGGGGAGTAATACAGCGAGCCCAAATAACAGTCCTACCGGCATCGCGATGCGGTCCATTCACGTTCGTTACTTTGGACGTGGTGCTGAGTGGAAAACCAACGCCTATATCATGAGTTGGTTCGGTGGTGGGATTTTTTCCTGCAATTATGGGATCTGTTGCTTTAGCGGTGCCAGCAATGTCGGTGAAAATCTCAATCTTCACGGCGTTCGAATTACAGGGTGCCTCGAGGCGATCTATACCGAAGTCGATACCTGTTATTTTAACCTGACGAACTGTTCCATAGACTACAATAAGCGCTTCGCGAACGCGCAAAAGGGCGGCATCACGATGATCGCCTGCCATTTGGAGTGTGCGCCATCGAACATGTTAAATAGCGACGGCAGCTATCAGCGGCCGCTGGTCGTGGGTTCCGCGCAATCTGCCTATATGCAGATCATCGGGGGAAATCTTCATTGCAACAATGGGCCTCCTTCGGGCCTTGATTACGTCCTGGAGAACGACGGTCTTTCGAACGGTTCCGGCGGGTTCGACATGGATGGAACCCAGGTCACGTTCTGGAGGACCTCGACGGCTTATTTCGCAACTGGGGTCGGTCGGACGAACATTCGCAATGTGAAGACGTGGGGCGGGTATTTCAACACCAACAGCGTCTATCTCTCGGCACAATCCTGCAGCCTGCTTTATGACGGGGGCTTTGAAGCAACTAGCGTTCTTGAGGCCTACATTTCTGGCGTGACCGATGCCTCTGGAAATCAGACGGCGGTCACCTCTCGCACCACCATGACCTATGCGAGCTTATCGACTTCGACGGATCGAGCGCACAGCGGGAGCCGGTCACTCAAGTGCTATCATCCTGGGGCTGGCCGGGTAACGAATTATCAGATTGCAGTCCCGCTTAAGGACAAAACCGGCATATACGGCATTGAGTGGTGGATGCTGAATCCCAACGGCCTTACAGGAACAATCTATGTGACGGTGTATTGGGGCAAGAGGCAGGGTTCTCTTCCAGTCGACAGCGGAACGCAGGCGATCCCAGTTTATTCGAAGTTGGTCGTGGCCTCGCAGCAGGGATTTGCCTGGAGCGGGGCTTTTACGACCTGGGCGCATTATTCCTTCGGAAACGCGCTGACCTATGTGCCGCCATGGGCCGACACCATGGTCATCGAGTTCGCCAGCTTCGGCCTTTCCGGGACGAACTACTATTACGTGGACGATGTTGTCGCGACGGTGATGTAGAGCCCGTCCAAATCAAAACAGGTGATTGTATGTCCCAGCCATCTATCGCGTGGCCGTTCATCTATGCCCAAGAGGGTGGGTTGCGCACGCATGCTTACGTTCCGCCGGATACCGCGCAAAATAGTGGCGTTACGCTTGCTGCAGGAATCGATCTGGGACAGGTCAAGCCTGGTGATGCAATGCTGTCCGCTTTGCCGGCCGATCTTCTCGCAAGAATATCGCCATACATCGGAAAGCGTGGACGCTCTGCCGTCCTGTTACTGCAAGCCAAGCCTTTGGTGCTCAGCAATGCTGAGGCAGACTTTCTGATGGCAGAGAAAAAAGCGCAGTTCGTAGCGTCCGTCTCGGAGCACTTCGATGCCGGGGCGCGGCAAACGTATTCGGCTGTTCCGGAAGGTCCCGCTACCGCGCTTATGTCTGTGGCGTGGCAATACGGTGATCCATGGCGCGATCCCAAGTGCGGGGATTTGTGGAAAATCGCTCAAGCTTGCGATTGGAAGCAGTTGGCTGCCTACCTGATCGATACTCCATCTTCGGGCCGCCCATATTTTCCGGATCGGCGCTTTGCGAGCCGCCGTGCACGCGAAGGGCAGTTTATTCTGCAAACCCTTGGCGCCGGCATGAATGGGAGAGCGTGATGTCCATTGAGGAATTTGTCAGTAAGGCCTTGGAGCGGGCGCCGCGTGCGATCCCGCTGTTTCTGGTCCTCACGCTGGTTGGTGGGTTTCTTGGTCTGATGTTCGTTCTTCTGTTTCACCCAATTCCGGCCGGAAACGACAAAGCCATCTGGTTTATCGCCGGGCAGCTATCAACGAATGTGGTCGCTTTCGTGCAGTATTATTTCGGCTCATCAGCGCAATCGAAGGCCAAGGATGAGGCGCTGCGCGAGATTGCAGGGCAGGTGAAGTCATGATCGAACTCCTGGAGCTGGCATTTTCGGTAGTAGCGCCCGGACTATCCTCAGCTTGGTCGATCGCGCTTACTGTGTTCTCTGCAGTTTGGAATTTCGTCAAGCGCCCACCAGGTTCGTACATTGCTTTGGTGTTGCTTATCCTGCTCGCCTGGCGGTGGTCTGGTGAGAGGGGGTACGACAGCGGCGTGGCGGATACCAAGGCTGGTGATGCCCGCATGTGGGTACAGCGTGTCGATGCGGCAAAAGCAGCCGGGCGCGAGGACGGAGAATTGCGGGCCGCCAATACCCGGCGTGCCGATCTTGAGTACGCCTTCGAGCAGGGACGAACGGCCGGCGCGGCCCAGTCTCTGCAATCTCTCATCAACCAGAAGGGGGCTATATATGTTCCGAAAATCGTCACTGCTGATTGTGTTCCTTATGGCCTTATCAAGTTGCTCGACGCCGCAGGACTCGGCATTGCCGACCCTCAGTCCCTTCCCGGAGCCGCCGGAGAGCCTGACGAAGCCTGTTCCACTCTATCGCTGCATGATGCCGTCTCATTGCTCAAAGACGCCCTTGTCGAGCGTAAAGACTTCGCCGACCGGCTGAACAATGCGTCTGGATGGGCAAACGACCAGCGCACGCAGAATGGCAAGGTGAAGCTCGCGGAGTGAGGTCTTTGCATGATTTCACAGCTCAAGGTGATCGCAGGAGTGGCAATGGCTGATCAACAAGAAGATGAGAACAAGTGGATCAACCTTTACCGCAGCTTGGTTGTGCTGCTGTTTACGGGGATGCTTGGGATTGGTGCATGGGAAGCAGAGCGCGTTGTATCGCGCCTAGATGGTATTGAGAGGGCGCAGCGGGATATGGCGCTATCTTTTGTCTCCACCACAGCGGATGTGGCAAGCATCAAAGAAGCGGATAGGAAACGCGATGATAAGATCGGCGATTTGGAGACAGGGCAGAACCAGCTCGATCATCGCGTGACAATTCTCGAAGCTGGCCGGAAGCGGTAACGCACGCCGTCCGACTTGCGGACTTGGCGGTCGATTGAGATCGCACATCACAAATCTTTGCAACGATGAAGAAGAAGGAGTGGACTATGTCTGCATCCAACAAATGTCCCGTGTGCGAAAAGACGTTCCATTGGGGCGCCGATGCGGACAGTGCTGTGGTTGATGCTCAAGGGGAGCGTTGGGTGAGCTGTCGTGAAAACGCTTTTTGGAAGTTAAATTTTCACGTCAAGCAGTTGCATCCGGAGATTTTGTCTGAGTGTCCACGCCGCGCTGAATCGTTCGGAATGCACGATGCTTTGTCGGATTTCTACTTCGAGCGGGATGGGCGTCGGGTCTGCAGCTATTGCGGTTCAATGCATCCAGACGATTTTATCAAGGCGGTGGAGTCTGGTTGCAAATTGGGTCCGACCGATAAGAACTATAAGGTGTATGTCGATCTTCCGCATCCGCACCCAGAGAAATTGCGCGTGGTGTCGAGCCAGAACTTTGAGCCACCGGATGCAACTGGTTACATAAAGATCGACAATGCCGAGCTGGCGAGGAAGTACGGGCGGTCTACATGGGCTGCAGGGCATGTGGAATGGATCAAGTTGGGTCCCAATGGCCCCGTTGCCCACGGAAAATTCTATTTTCAGCATCTGAACGATTATCAGCGCAGCAGATTTGTTGAGCTGATTAATTCAGATAAGGTAGTTGTCGGATTTCCTGGTCATTTCTACGTATTGCCGTACTTCTGCCGGCGCGCCGGTGTGGCGGCAGGATGAAGTTAAAGCCGACATTGCCAGCGAGCGGGAGGAAGGTCTCTGAGCGCTCAACCGCGATCGATGAGGCTCTGCTTGCTGGTGGAAAGGTTCCGGATGTAGCACAGGAATTTGGCATGTCCCGTTCCTACATCTACCAGCGTCGTTGCGTGCTGGTGCAAAGCGGGATGTTCTTTTCTGGTCCGAAAGAGCGAAAGTCTGATTTGCACAAGGAAGGTGCAGAAAAGCCATTTATCACAAAAATACCATTGAAGCGATTGATGGCTAGCCGCTGATACCGCTTTTCCCGCATGATGCGCCTCGCTGGCTCCGGCCGGCGGGGCTTTTTTGTTTTTGGAATATCCTGTAAACAAAAGGTGTGAATTGGGGGCTCTATGGGAAAACGAGAGCATTTTCTGACGCTTGATTTTTTGCGCGGGATTGCAGCGCTTTGCGTCGTGGGCCACCACTGGTTTGTTAATGCCAATCCAGGTGATCCGATCGCCTTCGGCCGCGGACCGCTCGCGGTGGACCTCTTCTTTGTTCTTTCCGGCTTTGTGATCGCCTACTCATATGAAGAGCGTCTAATTAACGGCATGTCCCCGTGGCGGTTCTGCATGCTCCGCCTGATCCGGCTTTATCCGATGATCCTGGCTGCGATTGCGATTGGCGTCTTCCGCACTATTGTGCGTGGCCATTCTAATCACGCACTGGCCGTCAGCTCGCATGACCTGATCATGGCGATCGGCGCTAACCTGGTCATGCTGCCGGCCGATTTCTCCAAATCCGTGTTGGGTGACGCGCTTTTCCCGCTCAATTTGGTCCTATGGTCGCTGTTCTTTGAGTTGGCTGCGAACTTTGTCTATGGCTTCTGTGCCAAGTTCATAACTGTGTTGGTTTTGAACGTGACGGTAGCCGCGGGCATGATCTGGCTGCTCTGGATCGTGGTCGTGCATCACGGTATCGCTGGTGGCTGGAATGTGCCGACATTCTTCGATGGGTTCCCGCGCGTCGTATTTTCCTTTTTCGTGGGAGTCGTGCTTTTCCGGCAGCGGCGGGATTTCCCAAAATTCAGGCTTCCGAAGCTTGCATCTCCATTGCTGGCGATTTGGGTCATTGCGAGCCTTGCTGGGTCTCAAAGCGCGGATGGATTTGAGGAGCTCGCCATGGTCCTTGTCGTCTTCCCAGCCATCGTCCTTTTTGGTTCGAATGATGTTCCGAGCGGGATCATGGCGAAGATTGCGGCCTTCGCCGGAGAGGTATCGTATCCGCTCTATGCCGTGCACCTTCCTCTCATGTATTTGTTGATCGGAGCGATGCGGGCCGCGCACATCAATGCGAACCCGATATTGCTAGCGTTTCCGGTGATGGCCGTCCTTGCAGCCTGCTCCTGGGCGGTGCTGAAGCTCTATGACGAGCCGGTTCGTAAGTGGTTTTCTGCAAAGACCAGGCGACCGGTACCGCTCGCGGAACCTGCGGCGAGCTGA